TTCACCAGCTATGACAATCCTCTGATTGACCCAGATGAGATTGAGGCTGCTAAGAAGAACATGAGCAGCTTTGCTTTCAGGCAAGAGTTTATGGCCTCCTTTGAAGCACAGGGTGGAGAACTCTTCAAAGAGGAATGGGTTAAGTTTGATGAAGAAGAACCTGATGGGGACTACTTTATTGCCATTGACTTGGCTGGCTTTGCAGACGAAAGCAAGGGCAGCAAGAGCAAGAGGCTTGATGACAGTGCCATAGCCATTGTTAAGACTAACGACAAGGGCTGGTATGTTAAGGATATTGTTTTTGGACGTTGGACAGTTGAAGAGACAGCCAAGAAGATATTTGCTGCTGTTAAGAAGTATGAGCCAGTGTCCATAGGTATTGAGAAAGGTATTGCTAAGCAAGCAGTGATGCCTTACCTGTCAGACATAATGAGAAGAACACAAACATTCTTCAGGGTTGAAGAACTCAGTCATGGAAACAAGAAGAAGACAGACAGGATTGTCTGGGCATTGCAGGGACGATTTGAGCATGGACAGGTTGTACTCAACAAAGGAGAATGGAACATACAGTTTCTTGACCAACTCTTCCAGTTCCCCAACACTCTTGTGCATGATGACTTGATTGACGCTCTGAGTTACATAGAACAACTAAGCAAGCAGAGCTATGTAACAGAATACGAAGAAGAACCCTTTGAACCAATGGACGCTGTAAGCGGATACTAAGGAAATATATGAAATTTGATTCTGAAGAAACCTACAAAGGTAGTGACTTAGCTGGTTGGGTTATTGAAAAAGCTGACAGATGGCGTGACCATTACATTGGTAACCATCAAGAGAAGTTTGATGAGTATTACCGCTTGTGGCGTGGTCAGTGGGATGCTGCTGATAAGACACGTGAGAGCGAGCGTAGCAAGCTTATTAGCCCTGCCTTGCAGCAAGCTGTAGAGAGTAGCGTTGCTGAGGTTGAAGAAGCCACCTTTGGGCGTGGTAAATGGTTTGACATCCATGATGACATGCGTGACACAGAACGTCAAGACATTGAGTTTACACGTAATGCTTTGGATGAAGAGTTTAAATACACCAAGACACGCAAGGCCGTAGCTGAGTGTTTGTTAAACGCTGCCGTGTTTGGCACAGGTATGGCTGAGCTTGTCCTTGATGAGGTTCAAGATTTCACACCAGCTACGCAGCCAATCCTTGATGGAGCTATGCAAGCTGTGGGTGTTAATATCAAAACACGTACAGTGGTTAAGGTTCGCCCCATTCTGCCACAGAACTTCTTAATTGATCCTGTTGCCTCCTCTATTGAGGAAGCTTTGGGTGTAGCTATTGATGAGTTTGTTCCTCGCCATCAGGTTGAGATGCTCATTGAGAAGGGTGTCTATCGTGATGTAGACATTACAGAAGCTGCTCCTGACCAAGACCTTGAGCCTGACCAAGACTTGATTATCTATCAAGATGACAAGGTTCGTCTCACTAAATATTATGGCCTTGTTCCTCGTAAAGAGTTTAACGATGCTATGGACTTGCCTCCTCCTAAAGAGGAAAGCGAGAAGAAAGACAAGGAAGAAGAAGAAGAAAGCGAATATGTAGAAGCCATTGTCATCATTGCTAATGGTGGTGTTCTCCTCAAGGTAGAAGAAAACCCCTACATGATGCAAGACAGGCCTCTGATTGCCTTCCCTTGGGATGTAGTTCCCGGACGTTTCTGGGGACGTGGCATTTGTGAGAAGGGCTATAACAGCCAGAAGGCTTTGGATGCTGAGCTTCGTGCTCGTATTGATGCCTTGGCTCTCACTGTCCACCCAATGATGGCTATGGATGGTACACGTATGCCTCGTGGTGCTAAGTTTGAGATTCGCCCGGGTAAGACAATCATAACCAATGGCAACCCTGCCGAGATTATGATGCCATTTAAGTTTGGCAACCTTGACCAAGTGAGCTTTACACAGGCAGAAAGCCTCCAGCGCATGGTTCAGATGGCTACTGGAGCCATTGATGCAGCAGGGATTCCTGGAAGTATCAATGGAGAGGCAGCAGCGGGTGCTGTAAGTATGTCTCTGGGAGCCATTATAAAGCGCCATAAGCGCACGTTAATCAATTTCCAAGACTCCTTCCTCATTCCTCTGGTTAGCAAGGTTGCATGGCGTTATATGCAATATGATCCAGACAACTTCCCTGCACAAGACTACAAGTTTGTAGCTTCTAGCAGCCTTGGTGTCATTGCACGTGAGTACGAAGTGACACAATTGGTACAGTTGCTGCAAACCTTGGGACAAGACAGCCCAATGTACCCAATGTTAGTGGAAGCTGTCGTTGAAAACATGAGCTTGTCTAACAGAGATAGCATGATTAGCCAGCTTCGTGAGATGAACAAGCCCAATCCACAGGCACAACAGCTACAACAAGCCCAGATGGAGATGCAAATGGCAGCAGCACAGGCTCAAACAGCCCTCTATCAGGCACAAGCTGCTGAAAGTCAGAGCAGAGCTAGTAAACTTCAGGCTGAAACACAGGCAATCCCTGCAAAACTTGAGAATGATCGCATTCGTGCCATCTCTTCTAACCTACAAGTGGGTGACCAAGACGATAAAGAGTTTGAACGTAGGGCACGGCTTGCTGATTTGGTCTTGAAAGAACGAGAAATTGCAAGCAAAGAAGCCATTGTAGCTAAACAAATGCAACAATAGCTTGACAAAGTAAAACTTTTGTGGTATAATAAAGACATTAGCATCCAACACAGGAGAAATGCTCATGGATAAAGAACTTCAAGATTATTATGAATCTCTTCTAGACCTATTTGTACATAAGGGTTGGGACATTTATCAGGAAGACCTTAAGCGTAGCTTAGACAACCTTTCAGATATTCGGAACGCCACAGATGCAAATATGTTCTGGTTCAGAAAAGGACAAGTAGAGGTATTAGAAACTCTAATCGGTTATCGTAACGCTATCGAAGCATCATATGCGGAGCTTACTAATGATCAGAGTATTTAATTTCACTTGTCAACAAGGCCACACACAAGAACGATTTACTTCTGTAGAAACAGAAACAATAAGTTGTAATGTTTGTGGCGCACAAGCCTTTCGTCAGGTGAGTGCTCCTCAAGTGAAGCTTGAAGGAGTGACAGGTAGCTTCCCCGGGGCTGCAATGAAGTGGGATAAAAAGCACCGAGAACAACTGGCGAAAGAACAAAAACGGAATGCCTCATAAGAGGGAACATTCATCTTCCATAATGCTATTAAGCACGGAGACTATATGGCAACATTTATTGACGACAGCGTACAAGACACACAAGAGGACATCTCTCAATTAGAGCAGTCTCACGAGGAGCCTGAACAGGTAACTCCTTCAGAGCCAGAAGTCCCAGAACGGTACAAAGGTAAAAGCGCACCTGACTTGATTCGTATGCACCAAGAAGCTGAGAAGCTGATGGGCAGACATTCACAAGAAGTTGGAGAGCTTCGACGTATTGTAGATGATTTTGTAAAAGCACAAGTTGTTACCAAAGAAGCCCCACAGGACGAAGAGGTAGATTTCTTCTCGAATCCTCAGAAGGCTGTTGAACAGGCTGTTTCACGACACCCGAAGATTAAAGAAGCAGAAGCTTTAAATGCACAGATGTTGAAGGCTCAGGCCTTGAACGCTTTACAGACGGCTCACCCTGACTATGCGGATATTATTAATGACGATGGTTTCAAGGAGTGGATAAGCAAGAGTAAAGTGCGTAGTGAACTTCTTTCACGTGCAGACCAGCGGTATGACTTTGACGCAGCAGACGATCTTTTGACTACATGGAAAGAACGTCAGCAAATGTTAAGCAACACTGTTGAGATGCAAAAGGCTGATCGTAAACAACAACTAAAACAGGCATCAACTGGTTCTGTTAAAGGAACTGGCGAGACACAGAGCAAGAAGATATATCGTCGTGCTGACATTGTAGACCTCATGCGTAAAGACCCTGACCGATATATGTTATTGCAGCCAGAGATTATGGCAGCATATGCAGAAGGTAGGGTTCGTTAATAACCTTATGAAAGATATTTAAAATGGCAACAAGTACATACCCAGCAATGGGCGGGGCCGCTGGCCTCACCGAAGCATCTAGCTTTCTCCCCGACTTATGGAGTGATGAGATTATCGCTGCCTATAAAAAGAACCTTGTCCTTGCACAGTTTGTGCGTAAGATGAGCTTCAAGGGTAAGAAAGGTGATGCTCTCATTATCCCTAACCCTTCACGTGGTTTGGCTGCTCAGACTAAATCTGAGAACACAGCAGTTACCATGCAGAACTTGTCACAAAGTTCTATCACCGTGAACTTGAACCAACACAAAGAAGTGTCTTACTTGATTGAAGACATTGTTGAAGTTCAGGCTTTGCCTTCTTTGCGTAAGCACTACACTGATGACGCTGGCTATGCTATGGCAAAGCAAGTTGATGATGACCTGTGGGCTTTGGTGAAGAGCTTGGGCGATGGCGATGGCAGTGACTACACTCACAGCCGTTCATTCCAGTTCAACACCTCTACAGGTGTGTTGGAAGCTTATGACGTTGATGGCACTGGTGACATTGGTGCATTCTCTGACGTTGGTTTCCGTCGTGCCATCCAGTATTTGGATGACGCTGACCAGCCAATGGACGGTCGTGTGTTGGTTATTCCTCCTTCAACACGTAACACCTTGAATGGTATTAACCGTTACACTGAACAAGCCTTCGTTGGTGAAGTCGGTAACGCTAACACCATCCGCAATGGTGAAGTGGGTAACCTGTATGGTATCCCTGTTATTGTGTCTAGCAACTGCCCCACCTTGGAATCAGGTGTTAAGGGTGCATTGTTGGCGCACAAAGATTGGGCTGTTCATATTGAGCAGATGTCTGTACGTTCACAGCAGCAGTACAAACAAGAGTTCTTGGCAACTTTGTTTACCTCTGACATGTTGTATGGCACTAAGGTGCTCCGTGCAGATGCTGGTGTTTTGATGGCTGTCGCAGCCTAACATATAAGGAAGCCCTCACAAGGGGCTTCCTTGTTTTGAAAGGAGCTTTGTTCGCTATATGCAAATAGCAAATAAGGCTTCTTTCATAACAAGGAGTATACATGGGAATATTTCGTGGTGTTGGAGGCACAGGAGAATCCTCTAACGACTCAACAATTAATGCTACAACTGCCCTAGCAAACGCTGCCGCAGCTTCAGCAGCCGCTGCTTCTACGTCTGCCACCAGTGCAGCTACCAGTGCTACCAATGCTGCTACCAGTGCTACTTCTGCTGCTTCATCAGCAGCTACGATTGGTACTTCTGTTACTGACGCAGCAAACAGTGCTACTAGTGCAGCCTCCTCTGCATCAAGTGCAACAAGCTCAGCTTCTACTGCTGCAACACAAGCAAGTAATGCTTCTTCTTCAGCTTCTGCTGCTTCAACCAGTGCTACCAATGCTGCTGCCTCTGCCTCTAGTGCTTCCACATCAGCAACCACCGCTACCACACAAGCAGGAATAGCAACCACTAAAGCTTCTGAAGCTGCTACCTCTGCTACTAATGCTGCAAGCTCAGCTAGTTCAGCTTCTACTTCTGCTACTAGTGCAACAGCTTCAGCTTCTTCAGCAAGCTCTTCAGCATCCACTGCCACCACACAAGCAAGCAATGCCTCTACCTCTGCTAGTAATGCAGCTACCAGTGCTACTAATGCTGCTGCTTCTGCTACCCTTGCTGCTTCTTATACACCCTCTCAGACAGGCAACTCAGGTAAGTTTTTAACTACCAATGGTACAGCCACCTCATGGGCAGCAGTTGATGCCTTACCTAGTCAGACAGGGAATGCTGGTGAATATTTAACTACAG